GAACATGATGATGTTTGATAAGTTTAGACAACTAGCGGATGAACAAACAGGTATTCCTAGCTACAGTCACGGTCAAACAGGCGTACAAAGCATGACAAGAACAGCTTCTGGTATGTCTATGCTACTAGGAGCAGCATCACTTAACATTAAAACTGTTGTGAAAAACTTAGATGATTTTCTTTTAAAGCCTTTAGGAGAAGCATACTTTCAATGGAACATGCAGTTTCTTGAACAAGACTTAGGTGTAGAAGGAGATTTAGAAGTAAAAGCTACAGGCACAAACAGCTTAATGCAAAAAGAAGTGCGAAGCCAACGGTTGACTATGTTCTTACAGACTGTACAGAATCCAGCCATTGCTCCGTTTGTTAAAGTGAATAAGCTAATTAGTGAACTTGCTTATAGTCTTGATTTAGATCCTGATGAGATCTTAAATGATCCAGAAGAAGCAGCACTAATGGCTCAGATAATAGGAATGCAAAATGCTGGACAACCAACAGGCCAAGAAGCTGCTCCCCCTAGTCAACAACCCGGAGCTATGGGAAGCCCTGAAGGAGTACCTCCTACACCTGAAGAACTTGGAGCTACAGGCACTGGTGGGGGCAACATCGGAACAGGAAATATACCGCAGCCAGGGGAAGGTGAATTTGCTGGTACGCCTAGAGCAGTTGAGGGATAGCGTCAACGCTAATAAAAATTAATAGGAATTTCTTATGCATGAGTCAAAAAAATCTAAAAAAGAAAAAAGTTTAATGGTAGCCATACCTGAGTCTGGCCCTTCTGTTGAAGTAAATATTTTTAATGATGACAAAAAACGTGAAGGTAAGTATGGTGGTGGCTCTTTAATGGCTAGGGAAAACTATGAAATGGGTGGTGGCCCTAAAAGTGATTTTGAAGGTCAAGGCAGTCCAGCTACTCCAGAAGCTTTAAAACAACGTGATGCTCGTGAAGCTGCTGTTGTAAAAGAAATACGTGATGAAGGATTAGATGATGAAGTTGTCTTGCGTACTAATGTAAAAGAAGATAGAAAGCAAGTACAAACAGTAATAAAGTTACTAGATAATCCTAAAGATTCACAAGAATATAAATTAGGTTTAGAAATAAAAGATAATTTTACTGACAATCAAACAAATATGTATAATGCTTTAACAGAAAAAACTAGAAAATTTTTAGGTGGTATGGCTGATGAACTTTTAGGACAAACAGATACTGTTAAAACACAAAAGGAAAAGAAACCAAATGTTGTGTCTTCTGCTCCTGATATGGAAACTATACATGCTATGGATCGAGCATCAACTACTCAAGGACAACAAGAACTTGAACAAGCATTTATTCAACCAGCTCGACCAATGATGCAAGAAGGTGGTATGGCTATGCCTTCTGAATTAATGCAACAGCCTATGCCTACAGAAGAAGCTCCTGTCGATACTTATCCTAATATACCCCCAGAAGAAATGGCAGAAGTCGAAGCTTCTCAACGTCCAGATAATGAGATGGAAGATGATTACCTAGACTTTATAGTGAGTGAATCTTTATCAGGACAAGAACAACAATATTTAATGGAAAATCTAGAAGCTGATCCACAACTAAGCAGTATTATTGATAAATTAGTATTAACTGCTTCAGAATTTACTGGTCAAGGGGAAGTAGACGGCCCTGGAACTGGTGTCTCAGATTCGATACCTGCAAGGTTATCGGACGGTGAGTTTGTAATCACCGAAAAAGCAACAAACCAACTTGGTGCTGACAATCTGCAAACAATGATGGATAACGCAGAACGTGCATATGATGGTGGGTTGCAAAAATACGCACTTGGTGGTGCTGTAGATGATACTGTACTAGGTGGAGCTGTGAAGGAGTTAGCTCCGTTAGCAGATGAAAAATCTATGTATGGAGATCAACGACAGCAAGCAGAACTCAATAAACAAATGATGTATGCTAACCGTATGCCAAGTATTGTAGGAACGTAATAAGGCTACCTAATTTATTAGCCCCTTATTAAAATTTAACCCCAAGGCTACCTTGTAGTATAAGCCCCTTAATTTTTTAAGGCTACCTTACAACGACAAGCCCCAACGGAGTAATGATGATGGAAGCAGAAAACATAGTAGAAGAACCGCAAGCAAATCCGTATAACGCTAAAAAAGATTGGGCAACCCCCATTCAAAGTAATACAGAGGATGCTAATGGACTTTTTTTTGAACACTCTCAGGCCACCTCAGACGAAGCCCCTGAAGAAACAGAAAAACCAAAACAAAAAAGAGCCAACTATAAAAAAAGATACGATGATTTAAAACGTCATCACGATAGTAAAATTGCTGAGTTTAAACAACGTGAGCAAGAGTTGCTGGCTACAAATCAGCCAACTTACCAAGCTCCAAGATCTGCAGAAGAACTTGAGGAGTTTAAACAGCAGTATCCAGATTTGTATGATACTGTTGAAACAATTGCACATTCTAGAAGTTCAGAGCAAGTAGAAGCACTTCAGAATCAAGTATCGGCTTTGCAAAAACGTGAGCAAGAAATTGTACAACGTGAAGCTATATCAGAATTGCAAAAACGACATCCTGACTTTGAAGAACTACGCAGCTCAGAAAATTTTCACGAGTGGGCAAAGCTTCAACCAGAAGATATACAAGATTGGATATATGCAAATCCAGATAATGCTGGATTAGCTAGTAGAGCTATTGATCTTTATAAAATGGAAAACGGTCTTCAAATTAATGTTCCGTCTAAATCATCCAAGCGTCCAGCTAAACAAGCATCTGCCGCAGATATGGTGTCTACTAAAACGACAACTGTTGATGCAGCACAACCTGCTAAAATTTGGACGCAGAGGGAAATCGCCTCAATGTCTATGACTGAATATGATAAACATGAACAAGAAATTGATCAGGCTATTCAGGAAGGCAGAGTGCGATAATTTGTCTTTTTATTTTTAGAGGAGTCTAAATAATGGCTTATAACCAATCAGATCAATATTTTGAACCAAGTACGGATACGAATGCCAACTTTGCGAATTCAGTATCTACTCAGGCTAATTCATACTTCCTACCTGCTATTTATAGCAAAAAGGTGCTTAACTTTTTCAGAAAAGCATCGGTAGCTGAAGCTATTACCAATACAGACTATGCTGGAGAGATCACGGCTTACGGAGATTCCGTCAAGGTAATCAAAGAGCCTGAAATCACAGTATACCAGTATGAAAGAGGAGCAGATGTAACAGCAACTAAACTAACAGATGCAGAAGTTAATTTGGTTGTTGACACAGCAAACGCTTTTAAGTTCATCGTAGATGACATTGAAACTAAGATGTCACACGTAAACTTTAAAGAAGTAGCGTCTTCTTCAGCAGCTTACGCATTGCGTGACGCTTATGATGAAGGTGTTATTGCTACTATGTTTGCAGGTGTATCAGCATCTAGCCCTAATCATATTCTTGGTTCTGATAACGCAACTGACCTAGCGGCTGGTACTTTTGATGGTACTGGTAACTTGGATATCGGTTTTGCTTCTGGCGAACACGACCCTATTGACGTACTGTCACATATGGCACGTTTGTTAGATGAGCAAAATGTACCTGAAGAGGGACGTTGGTTTCTAGCTAATCCTGAGTTTTATGAGCAGCTAGTACAAAGTTCTTCCAAGCTACTTTCGGTAGACTATAACGCTGGTCAAGGTTCTATTCGTAACGGTTTAGTATCGTCTGGAAAGCTACGTGGTTTTGACATGTACAAGACTAACAACATTGCATCTACCACCAATGCGGCTGGTAAGTGTCTTGCTGGTCATATGTCTTCAACATGTACAGCTCAGACTATTACTAGTACCGAAGTAATTCGTGACCCTGATAGCTTTGGTGACATCGTGCGTGGTTTGCACGTTTATGGATCTAAAGTAATGCGTGGCGAAGCTTTGGTATCTGCCTTTTACGGTATAGACTAAGCTATTTAGCTATGGGGGTCTATATGACCCCCTTTACTTTAAAGGATAAAAAGATGCCTGGAAATCAAATTGGAAGCGATAACAATCCAATGATGTTTAGAAAAACACTAGTGAGTAAAGAATCTCGTTTCCGTAAAGGCTTTGATAAAAATAGATATCAAGCTAATTATGATCGTGTATTTAAAAAAGGAGGTAATCGTGCCAGACAAAAATAAAAAGAGAGATATGTATATGGGTGGAGGATACTCTCGATCTATGATGAATAAAGGTGGTTATGCTTCTATTAAAGATATGGCTTTAGCTTGTGAGAAAAAAGCAGGTGGTGTAAGTACTAAAAGTAAACCTACTGAATCCTAATGGCAACGTATCTTAATTTAACAAATGAACTACTAAGAGAATTTAATGAGGTTGTATTAACTTCTTCTGATTTTAGTTCTGCCATAGGTATTCAACAACATGCTAAAGATGCAATCAACAGAGCATACTTAGATATTGTTAATGAAGAACCATCTTGGCCTTTTTTAGCTACGGCTGAAAGTGGTGCAACCGATCCAATGTACGGTAATGTTTATGTTGAAACTACTGCAAATACACGTTGGTATGAATTAAAACCAGCAAGTTCTAGTATAACAACTGATTATGGTTATGTAGATTGGTCTAACTTTCTTGTAACTACAGTAGGTGTGTCAGGTGAATCTGCACCTTTTACAGCAGCTAATTTAAGATTTATTACAACAGAAGAATGGAAAGACTATTACAGGCTTTCTGAAAATAAAGATGATGCTGGTGATGCTAATGGTGGAGAACCAAAAAGAGTTATAAGAAGTCCTGACGCACGTAAGTTTGGATTAAGTCCTATACCAGACAAAGTGTATCGCATTTGGTTTTATGCATATGATTTACCTACAGAGCTTGATGCTCATGGAGATACTCTTGTATTTCCTGATGTTTATAAACCTGTACTACTAGCCAGAGCTAGGTATTTTCTATGTCAGTTTAAAGAAAATATGCAAGCGGCTGCTTTTGCTTTAGAGGATTATAAAAAAGGTATTAAGTATATGCGTTCTGCTTTAATGACTCCGACACCTTACTATATGAAAGATGACAGAGTAGGCTTCGCTTAGATGGCACAAGCATTTGGTTTTAGTTGTAAAGGAGGTTTAAATACAAATTTAAATCAATTTGAACTATTAACTACTCCTGGTGCAGCTACAGAGTTACAGAACTTTGAAGTTGATTCTGATGGTGGTTATAGACGTATTAATGGTTATGTAGCTTTCGGGGATAACAGACCTAATAGTGGTAATAGAATATTAGGTATGGCTGTTTATGGTGACGGTTTAATTGTTTGTTCAGGCACAGGAATATTTTTTACTTTAGATGGAACTACATGGTTACAGCTAAATAGAGCAAGTGTAGATTCTGGTGGCGATAACTTCTCTACTTTTTCAGGACGCTCTGTTTCAGCAAGAACATCACAAGGCCGTTGTTCTATTTCTGTTTTTGAAGGTGCTACAACATATGGTGAAGTATTTATATGTGACGGAGCAAACAAACCTTTTTATTTTAAAATGACAGGTTCAGGAGCATTAAGCGGTAGAACTTTTTTTGCAAAAGAAATAACTGTTAGCAGCACTGTAGCACCAACAGTAGGTGTAATACATGACAAACATTTTGTAGTAGGTGGAGCTAGTTCTACTCCTAATACAATTTACTATAGTGGCACATTAGATCCTGATGATTTTACATCAACAGGTTCAGGAACAATTCAATTAGAAGATCAAATAGTAGGTTTAAAAAGTTTTCGTAATGATTTATATATCTTTTGTACAAACAGTATATTTAAATTATCGAATATAAACATTAGCGCAAGTATTGTAGTGACCCCTGTTGCAAAAAATGTCGGATGTTTAAGTCATTATAGCATACAGGAAATAGGAGGTGATCTAGTCTTTTTAGCACCAGATGGTATTCGTAGCGTAGCAGGTACAGCACGAATTGGTGACGTTGAATTAGGATCTGTTAGTAGACAGATTCAATCCGTAGTATCTGAACTTGCCACAAATATAAGTAGTTTAAATATTTCAAGTGGCATACTTAGAAGTAAAGCACAATACAGATTGTTTTATTCATCTTCTTCAGCAGGAACATCTGCATCAAAAGGAATTATAGGCACATTAACAGCTAAAGGTTTTGAATGGTCAGCAACAAAAGGTATTCAAGCTCCTGCTTTAACATCAGGTTTTAATAATGATGGCGTAGAAAAAATCTTTCATGGTGATAATAGTGGTTATGTTTATACGCATGATTCAGGAAATGCTTTTTATGAAGGAGGTGTAGCTTTAAATATTGAAGCAAAGTATCAGTCACCTAATTTTGATTTTGGTGATGCAGGTACACGTAAAACATTAAAGTACGCAAAAATTTCAATTACTCCAGAAGGTGCAGTAGAACCTTCATTTAGAGTAAGGTATGACTATGAAGATAATAATATACCACAACCTACAGAAACAACAATTTCAAATATTTTATTACCTTCATTATTTGGAAGTGGCGTATTTAACACTTCACAATTTGGTGGTTCTACTGATCCAATGGTACGAAAAACAATAACAGGTAGTGGTCATGCAGCTAATTTTAGAATTAGAAGTAATGATCAAAAATCAGCATACGCTATAAATGGAATGTACATTGACTATGTACCTTCTGGTAGGAGATAACAATGGCAGGAACTAGTTATACACGACAGAGTACCATGTCGGATGGAGATACAATAACCGCAGCATTATTTAATAATGAATTTAATCAATTGTTGTCTGCATTTTCATATGCTTCATCTGGTACAACAGGACACCAACATGATGGTGGAGCAGGTGAAGGCGGTAACATAGAAGTAATTGGTGATGCCGATTTTCTTAATAAGATAGTTGTTGATGGAACTAACAACCGTTGGGGATTCTTTGTAGAAGTTTCTAGTGCTGCCGTAGAACAAATACGAGTACAAGATGGAGCTATAGTTCCTGTAACTGATAATGACATTGATTTAGGAACTAGCTCTTTAGAATTTAAAGATGGTTACTTTGATGGCACAGTATACGCAGACGCAATAAACTTTAATGGTACAGCGATTAGTGCAACTGCTGCCGAATTAAATATAATGGATGGTGTTACATCTACAGCAGCAGAATTAAACATACTGGATGGCGTAACATCTACGGCTGCTGAATTAAATATTGTAGATGGTGGTACATCTGCTACATCTACGACACTTGCAGATGCAGATCGTGTAGTAGTAAATGATAACGGTACAATGGTGCAGGTAGCACTAACAGACTTTGAAACTTACTTTGAAAGTGCATTAGATACACTAAGTAATGTAACGACTGTAGGTGCATTAGGATCAGGATCAGTTAGTTCTGGTTTTGGTAACATAGATATTGGTTCATCTAACTTAACAGCTACTGGAACTATATCATTAGGAGCTACATCCTTTAATGATCAGAATATTACAAATGTAGGATCAATACAATTAGATAGCATTGCAGGTGATGGAGATACAAATACATCATTAACCTTTAGTGGTTCTGATGTAATTACAATAGCTACTGGTGGCACAACAGCCCTTACAATTGATGCCTCACAAAACGTAACCGTTGCAGGTGACTTAACAGTTACAGGCGATGACATTACAATGGGAACTAATACAGCAGGTAATTTATTAGTTGCAGACGGTACAAACTTTAATTCGATTGCAGTTGGAAGTCTATCAGAAATATCTACGGTAGCTGACGATGATGTTTTTCTTGCGGTTGATACATCAGGTGGTGGACTTAAAAAGATTGCTAGAAGTGCTGTTGTTTCAGGACTAGCTACATCTAGTGCAATATCTAATGTAGCAGATGATTCTACACCACAGTTGGGTGGCAATCTTGATATGAATGGTCAAGACATTGTTACAACATCTAATGCTGATCTTGAACTAGCACCTAATGGAACTGGACACGTAACAGTAAAAGGTAATACTAATGCTGGTTCTATACAGTTTAATTGTGAAAACAATAGTCACGGTCAAATAGTTAAAGCTCAACCACATTCAGCATCAGTAACAAATACAATGTTGCTTCCAGCAGGAAGTAGTTCTACTTTAGTATCTTTGGTATCTACTGACACATTAACAAATAAAACTTTAACATCTCCTAAGATTAATGAAGACGTAGCAGTTACTTCAACGGCTACCGAACTTAATCTTCTTGATGGTGTAACAGCCACTACTGCTGAACTTAACATTCTTGATGGCGTGACATCTACCGCAGCCGAACTAAATGCTTTAGATGGTATTACGGCTGTAGTTGGAGAACTTAACGCACTTGATATTGGAGCAACAGCAGTAGGCACAGCAGTAGCATCTAAAGCAGTAATACTAGATTCAGATAAAGATTATACAGGAATACGAAACTTAACGATTACTGGCGAACTAGATGCAGCCACACTAGATATAAGTGGTGATGTAGATATTGATGGAACATTAGAAGCTGACGCTATTACAGTTAATGGCACAACATTAGCAGAAACTATAGCTGATACAGCAGGAGCAATGGTAGGCTCAAATACTG